ATCTCAATGACATGGTTGTAGTAATTTCCAAAACTATCTTTTGACATACTATTTTATAACACCTTTTTTTAAATTTGTCAATGTTGTATTTAACACATCATAATATTCATCAGTTGCATTTAAAGGTGCTATTAGATGATATGGTTTTTCTCGTTTAGTGCTAAAAATAATACCAGCATTTGCTTGTATTTCAAAGTCATTTTTCTCAAATATTTCTGTGACTGTTTTTCTAATGTTATCAAAATTATCAAAGTTTAATTTTTCAAGATAATGTAACACACTCATAACACCTGGTTGATAAAAAGAATATGTATATCCATGGTCCCAATTAAAATCATCACCTAATGCGTCATCAATATAACTGTCATAACAAGTCATTGATAATGGAAAATGACCACCAGTGATTGATTTACCCATTGTAAATATACTAGGTCTAAATGATGTTGTCTCCCAACCAAAGAACTCACCTAATTTACCACCACCCATAAATATATCATCTACAATTATAGGAATATCGTACATGATTCTAATGATTTCTAAATTCTTCCAAAACTTCTCTGTATATGGTTTTAATTTCTTAGCATAAGTATGTGTTTCTACTATAATACATGCTACTTTTTCTAAATCAACTGTTTTTGTAATGTCATCATTTCTATCTAGTATTCTACTCCAATTATATTTTGGTACTCCATAAAATGGGTCTTCATTAAATAAAGTATTACCAACTGATTGAGTTAGATATGTAGAACCGTGATAACTACCATCAAAACTTAATATTACTTTTCTTTTATCATTACCTTTTTTCTGATTATATGCAAATGCTAATTTGATAGCACCTTCATTTGCATCACTACCTGATAGTGCATAGAAACTTTTAAATCCACCACTCATCTCTTTTATTTTTGTTGCTAACTCAAAACTTCTACTGTTCAGATATAGTTCTTCTGAAGATAGAAAGTTCTCACCAACTTCTGGTAGTTCAGATAGTATCATCTGACTTTGTATTTTTGTTATAAAATCTAGTTGTTTATATCCTAGAAGATAACAACCATAATGTAAATGTGGGTCTAATTGTTTCTTACCATCAACAATTCTACCATAATCCCAATATCTGTTTACTGAAGATTTATTATTTACATTCACATCCACCTGATAACCAGGTATTAATCCATCAAATCTCATAATAATAAATTAGTTTAGGTTATGTCAAATTTTACACTAAATGCTGTTTGATATGATGAGTCATCAATATTTCTTTGACTTGCCTCATATTCGATTGATAATGCATCAGACCCATTCCATGTATGTGCATGAGTTCCTAATTGTTGCTCACCCATACTTAATGAATCTAATGTATGCTTTGTTACACCATTTATTTTAAATTTACACCAATCATCAAAACTATCATTTTCTACTGCATCTTCTAATGTTGTTGAATCTGTTTCATCAACATATTTTGCTACAAGATTATAACTAGTACCGCCTTGAGGTGATATTACAACATTAAATGTTGATACAATTTCTTCACCACCAATATTAGTAAAAAATCTTGAATTAAGAGTAGTATCTTTTGTTAAGTCTAAATCAAATGTACCTTGTCTAACTACATTACCACTTATAGAAGTAGTGTGGTCTAAATCACTAATAATAATGTGCGTAGTTCCGTCATTTACAACTGTAACATCATTATCACTATTACTCCAAGTTGTTGGTGCTTCTGTATTCTCATATACTGTGTATTTTACTGTTTTTGAAGTCATGCTATTTCCTCTTGTTCCGTTATATATTTATCAAATATTTCAACTGCATCTTGAAAAGATACTAACTTTATTTTTCTCTTGTCTACTATATTAAAAGATTGTGTTATTCTTCTTTCTATTTTTGATGGATTGTAAACGGAATGCAAAACTCCTGCATTTACAAGACTTGGTTTATAAATCGATTTCTCGTACAGTAGTTTACTTTTCTTCTCGTTACCTACAACTAATTTCCATTCATTACCGTCTTCATCAACATCACTTTCTATACTAATATCTTTTTTATCACTTGACCACCAACGCATTGTGCTTTCTTTAGGTCCCCAAGTGAAATTAATCTTAGCATGGTCATCTAAGTAATCTTCTATTTTTCTTTCTTCTGCAAGATAATATTCTTCTTTATTATTATCTATATGCACAATCATCTTGTCATCAGGTTTGGTAATAAAATATAATATATTATCACTAAACAAACCATATTCTGCTAAAAAATCTTGAACCTTATCCTCATTCACTTTTAATGATAGTTTCAACCACTTAAAAAAATCTTGGTCGTAACAAGCATTAATATTTGCGAACTCGCATCTGTCTTTACACTGGTCTAATCCACATCTACCCTTAACTCTGAACTCTTCATCATCAGCATAACGATTTAAAGGTGGTTCTTTTAGTTCGAAAGGTACGTTTATGTATCTATGGTACTTATTCATATAATAAATCTCCAAAAACCTCTTCTATCTCATCAAAAGTTAAAAGTTGTAAGTTTTCTTTTTTAACTAAATTGTATGACAATGTAATCCTCTCTTTATTTGATGGATTATTTGTAGAATGTAACATTCCTGTATTTACAATACTTGGTTTATCAATTCGTTTTTCATATATCATTTGACATTTACCCTCTTCTGCCCATATGACCTTCCATGTCTTACCATTTTCATAAGTATGTGTATCTACCTTCAGATTATTATTATCTTCTGTTTTCCACCATCTCAAAGAACTATTTTCATTTTCCCAAGTATAATTTAGTTTAACATGGTTATCAAAATAGTTCTTTGTATCGTTTAAATAATTTGCATCTTTGTTGCTATCAACATGAATATTTATCCTGTCTTTAGGACTTGTATAAAACATTAATTTTGTATTATAAAACAAATCATAGTCATCTAAGAAGGATTTTACATTTTCATTTAATTCTGGTATATTGAATTTGTATACATCTGTTTTACCTTTTTTCTCTGTATCCCATATAGAAGTTTTTTCTTCTTGTTCAGAACTCATTGTTCTCATAGTTTCAGAAGGTTTTATAAAATCGAAAGGTAATTTGATGTATCTATGAAAGTTGTTGCTCATTATACTCCAGATTAAACATCTTATAAAAGTCTTCTACGACTTCTTCTAATTTAGGTATGTAATCTTCTTTATTTCTTACATAAGTCACCATAGAACCATCTTCACCACCTATGATTAAAACTATCTTCTTTATAGGTTTTTCGAATAATTCTTCATACATTAAACCATATGCAGTACATTGTAAGAAATAGTTTTCAATCCACTCTACTTTTCGTTCTTTGTTAGCAGTCTTAAAATCAATTACTGATAATTCACCATCATACTCTGCAATACAGTCTACTTGACCTGCTAATTTATACTTACTAGAATATAATACTGTTTCTAAACAATGTATATTCTCTATCTTATCAACATAAGGTTTCATTAACTTAAATAAACCTAAAGGTAGTACACTCTTTTCTGTGAGTGGTTCACCTTTGATGTAGTTTTCTATAAGATTGTGTGTTGCAGTACCACGTCTTGCCGCCCTACCCATTTCCCAATTAGCAACATTTTCGCCAATTCTATCTCTCCACTGTTGAAGTTCTACTTTCTTTCTTACACCTAGAACGGATGTAACACTTGGATAGTTTGTACCATTTACTTCATAAAAACGATACTTACCTTTTCTTCTACCTTTTGCAGTAGGTAGCACACTCTTGTCTATGTCTATAAAATTAAATTTCATTATATTATGCCTGTCTAGTTAAAAATGTTTCTCTTATTAATTTAGGATTGAAATAACTATACACTATTTCTTTTGCAATGTCAATGATTACCTGCATATACATAATCACTTTCTTCAATGTAGTGGTCATCAGTTTTATGTTTTTGACCCACTTACTATATCACTCTCAGTTGCAAATACTTCATCATCATACATTTCATACTTTGTTTTACCATTATCTTTATATGCTCTTAAAAACTGCTTTCTATTTTCAACCTTATTGTTAAATGAACAATGTATCCAACCACTATTTGGGTCACCTGGTGAAAAGAACTCTAATATCAATTGGTCAAAACTTAAATTATCTCTGATGTATTCTGCTAAATCTCTATTTGACACACCAGGTATCTCAAAATCTGCCGCCTGACCCTTTGCGTGTTGTGAATTAATTGATGACCCAATAGCAACACATAATTCTGGACTTCTATAACCAGATGTTACTCTTAAAGGTCTACCATAATAATCTCTTAATGGTTGTAATATGTGCTGACAAAGTAATACTAAATTTGCTTCGTGAGTTCCAGAAGGTTTATTATCTAGTCCTTTTCTAGTAGCAGTTTGTGACCTTGTCATCTCTCTTAATGTAAAGTTTTTACTAAGTTCCATCTCTACCTCTTGTTAATTCTAATATCTTATCTATTTGTGCTTTTATAATAGGACCTCTATTAGGCCAATGTATGTATGGTTCATCTGTTTTACTAAGATTATATAAAAATGGTAATATAACTTTTTCTATGCTTTTAAATCTTTTAAGAACTTCTGTATCTTCTATCTCTTTTGTTATATCATCTTTTTCTGCAACCACTTGTAATACTTCATTCATCATAGACTTGATAGCAGATAAGTCACTCTTCACTTTTGATAATTCTAAATTGGTATTTTCTACCACTTTTTTATCTACTGTTGATTCTGATTTAGGTTTTGAAGCAACAGGTGTAAAACCATAGTCTTCATCTAAATCAAATCCTCTCATATAATTAGGGATATCTACCATCTAAACCTCTATTTAATAAAATTAACAGATATCTCTTCTTTTGTAAAAGAGTTAAATATCTTATTATCATCTAAAGCATGTACTCTTCTATTTTTATTTGAGTTTTTAAAACCAATACCCATTAATAATAGAACTTCCTCATCTACATCTAAAATACTTCTTACTCTCTCTTCATCAAAACACAAACAACAACCAGTAGAATAACCTAACATTGATGCAGTTAGATTTAAATAACCAGATGATATACCTGTTGCCATATGCATATCTCTAATTTGAGTTTGATGTGTTTCATCTGTCATTTCTTTTTTCATATACCAACCCTCAGATTTTGTATTTTTAGTGTATGCAACTAGAAGGTTTGCTAATACTTGAGTATTTTTTTCTGTTTTACCGTCAATTATAAAACCATCTGTATGTTTGTAAATTTCATCAATTACAATTCTATTTGTTATGAAATGTAAGTTGTAAAAAGAAATATTTTGTTTACTAGGACATTGAGATGATGCATGAACTAAAGTGCTTATATCTTCATCTGGTATATCTTTACCTAAATCAAAATTTCTCTGACAATGTTGACTTCTTATAACTGCTTTCTCTATATCAGTATTAATCATTTTATTCTCCTTCTATGTTTTTTTAAGACATTTTCAGTCTTAACTTGTTTTGTGCTTCTTCTTAATTGATTTTTTGCTAAATTACTTTGTGGGTGTGCTTCTGCAATTCTAGTTAAATTATCATTCCAACCACTATCAGATTTGTATGATATACCAGAAACTCCACCTACTATATTTATTCCAGAAACACATTGTTTTATATCTGGATTATCTTTTAAATACTTTTCTTTGTCAGAAATAGAAATAAACTTCTCAAAAACTTTACCAGTCTTTGTATTTTCAAAATCATATGTTGGCATAATTTTCCTTTATTATTGCGTAATCTGATTTATATGGTTCTTGAATGTAAGGATTATACTCAGGTCTTAATTTAGAATAATCGTTAGGTATTCTAAATGCTAATCTATCCTTAGTTTTACCTTCTCTATTGTGTAACGTAATGGTATTATCAAAAATCAATAAATCATTGTCTTTCTTATATTTATGTCTGTAAGTATATTTCTCCTGAAACAGTGACTTTCGTAAATGGTCAAAAAACTTTTGTGATTCTTTTACTGATAAACCTACGATTTGATAACATGATGTGCTTAAATGTATACCACGATATCCGTATAAAGATTTTCTAACCAAAGGTATCTCTGGTAGTTTTTCATCATTATGCAATTTTGATGCTATATTACCGTCACAGAATACGTTTCTACTTACAACCTCATCATCATATTTTTCACCATCTGGATTAACTTGTTGTGATGAATATTTGTGAATCACAATTGCATCATCTAATTCTTTTCTAACACTCTCAGGTTGTTCCTCATACCAATCAACTGTTGTCATAAAACCTGTGCTACTATTGGTCATATTTCTTTGACCCCATAATGATATACCAGGAATAGAATATAGCAGTCCACCATCATTACAGTGCCATTCTAAATCACCTCTACCAAATAGACCCATAGGTTTATCATCAGATGTTCTGTTCTCTGTAACTCTCAACACACTATTAAATCTACCATCTGCTGATACGACCATTCTTTTAACATCTTCTATATACTTTTTATCTTCTTTATCCATTTTAAAGAAATCATAAGCAGTCCACTTTTTGATGTTGTATTTTTTCTTTAATGCTAACATGGGTAAATAAAGTGGATTACCCCATTTCTTCATCCACTTTTTATACTCACCTGCATCTTTGAATTTAACATCACGAATAATGGTTACTAAACCTTTTAGGTGTTCTTCACCTAATAGTAACCATCTATCATTATTCAAATCTTCAATCTTTAAATCATCAACGTATATGCCAAATCTACCTAAACCAGGTATCTTACTTAATTTCATCTATGTAAACTTCTTCTTTTTTAAAATGATTTTCTAAAGTATTCAATAGTTCTTCATACTTCGCCACTTGCTCTAATTCTTTTATAACAGTTTGTATGATATCACTATGTTCACCAATACCTATTGATTTATTTAAATAAATTTCTACGTTTATTTTATGTGCTTGTAATTGTCCTTCACAAGACATTCTTACTGCATCAAGCATATCATTTCTCATTGACTTTGACATTCTTTCTCCTTTATATTATTAATACCTGTTAAATACCAGTCAGGTATTTTAGCAGGTGATTTCCAAGTTGCAAATCTTCTCTTCTCCATAATGTAATACTTCCTATAAGATGCTACTGCATCACCTTTTATTTTACAATATTCAGGCATTGCAGGTAATGGTTCTGTTTCCCATGCATCTTCATTCTCAAAATTTACAGGTAATGATTTTAACACTTCTCCTAGTTTTTGTATTGTTACATGGTCTTTTGTATGGTTGTATCTTTTTTTGTATTCTTCATTTAACGCCATCATATGTTCATACAACCAAACGTAATTAAATGGACTTTCAAATAACCATTGTGTGCTAGGGTGTTTTAACCAACCTGCTTTATATAATGTTGCTTCTAGATTACTATTTGGGTGCTTCCATCTTTTTATCCTTCTACCTTTAGCAGTCTTATCATAATACTCTGTACCATCAGATACTCTATGCACTGTGCATAATAGTTGTGCTGATTCTAATATCATTTTAACAACGTGTTTATCACAGGACATCTCTGCTGATTTTACTGGACATCTATCAAGGTAAAATATATTCATTAATGATATGTCCTTTCTAATTTATTTTCAAAATACTTTATAACTCTATTCCAGAAGTTTATCATATCTTTATCTAAACATCTAGACTTCGCCTTTTCTGCTCTACTTATTCTTTTTTCTATTAAGTCCGTCATTATCTACCTCCAAATATTTTTTAGGTTTAAATTGCTCAGATATGTCTTGTGGTTTTTGATTATCTGCTTGTTCATTCCAATCCATAATCTGGTCTAATTTAACTTTTATCTCATCAGCATTTAAATCTGATAATTCTTTTGCACCCAACTTATGTACAAATTGTTTATAATCTCTTTCTTTTTTTCTCAACTCTCTTAATTTTTTATCTTTGATTTTTTCTGAATGTGATATTTTTTCTAGTTTCTGTTCCAGTATAACTCTTTCATTTACTTTTGTCAACTGTTTTTTATCATTTCTTTCTTTTAATGATATATTTGCTGATATAAGCAATAATACTGCTAAAGGGTCAAAAACAAATACTAATATAATGATAACGATTCGAACTGCTGAATCAAAGTAATCTTCTGCATCATCACCATATATTAATTGTGCGACATATTTTAGAGGACCTACTTCTGCTTCTATTTTATCTTGCTCTATTTTAATTGTATTTTTTTCTAGCATCAGTTGACCTAATATATTAGATGCGTCTGTAATTTCTTCATTTAATGCTAGTCTTTCAGGTGCTTGTTTCTTTCGTTCTTTTAGACCTCTTGTGACATACTCTTTTTCAAGGTAAACATCTAGTGCTTTATCTAATAAATTAATAGTATTTTGTGACCTGTCTATTCTTTTTTGTTGTGTATTTATTTTACTGTCTAATAACTCTATTTGTATAGCATTATTTGATGTAGGTTTAACTTGGTCTAAATGTGCTTTTGATAAGAAACCAAATATACCCATTGATGTTATAAACACTAATATGACAATAGCACTGAATAAGTAAGTTTTCAGAAATACTGATACATTGCTATTCTTCCAGTTTTGATACAACCAACTTGCACTTACCAGTTTACCTATTTCTAGTGCAGTACCCATAGCAATGATGGGAATGACTGCTCCTGAAAATAATGTTGCTAAACCCATAATACTATATCCGGCGGCGATTACGGATATAGATATTGCTGAAAAAAATGTTAGTAAGGTAAATATCATTGCATATGTTTCCTTATTCTAGGTATTTGTTTTAATACCCTCTCTGTGTAATCTTGTGTTGTGTGAAATATTCCTGTTAAAGTTCTTAACAGTTCCTCTGTTTCCAGGTCTTGCTCTTTGTCAAGCATTTGTTGTCTTTTTTTTCTAAAATCTTCATAAGCATAATGACTATTTAGTAATTTCACTAGATACTCTACTGATTGACACTTACTTTCAAACTTTCTAATTCCCCAACCATACCATTTTGTTTTTGATTCTATTAATAGATGTGGTATTTTTTCATTGTAAGTTCTGATACCAAAAAGATTATTCGCCTCTTTTGCAAATCTACTTGTACCATAACCTGTTTCTAAGGATGCCATACCAGTAATCATCTCATAAGGAATACGTTCTTCTTTTGGTGTTGTGAAGTTAACAAAATCGATACATTTATACATTGACCTTACAAAAGTAGCATCATTTGAATATTCAAAACTAGGTTCATGTAACCCTATATTTAACGCCCAACCTGTATAAAATTCTTCTATTTTGTTTGATATTTTCTTATAAGCATATTCATTAGGTAAAAATGTACCTACACCATAAGCAACTACTACCACTATGCAAGTGTGCAATAGTAGTAGTAATCGACTTTTCCAAGATATTTTATTTTTTTGCGACAATGTATTCGTACCCGTCTAAATCTTTTTGTAACTTTCGTTGTACAAAAATATAATTATCATGGTAACCTCGTACTTTTTTAAATAATTTATCAGATTGTTTCTCTGTAAAGTTATTTAGTACATCTTCTGCGAAGTTACCCACATAGTACACCATAGATTTCTCATTTGAGGTGTAAAAACGGTCTAGTTTGTCTGGTATATCTTTAATTAGTGATTTTAGGTATGTGTCTATTTCTTTTGACATAATGGTCCTTTCATAATATATTAATAAAAATTTAACAGTCGTCTTTAATTGCAGTATCTTCTAAAAGACTGCACTTAAATTTCTGGTCTGCATCATATCTCAATTCTTGTGCGACTTGGTCTAATATAGCAGGTAAATATTCTTTCATCACTGCAATTATTTCTAAAGAATGTTTGTGTGTTAATCGTTTTAGTTCTACTTTTAACACTTCGGTCACATCAACTTGTTCTGAATGAGCATGAGATACGGTAAGATACCCTATAAGTATCATACCTAAAAATAATATTACTTTATCCATAATTTTTCACATCATATACTTCTTGGTCTATTGCATTTGATATTTGCATTGACATCTCTGTCCATTTATTTACCATAATTTTTACAAACTTTTCTCTTTCATTTGCATTCATTCTTGCTATGGATTCTACAACTTCATCTGCTTTTATATTTTCTTTTATCATATTAATCTCCCGAATCATATTATAATTATACTAAATTTTATCAGCATTGTCAAGAAAAAATCCTAATTAAGATAATTAGGACCAGTCCATCTACTATTAAAGTCACCGGAAAGTACATTTCCTCTTGCTTTATTTCTCGCTGGACCTCTCCAACCCGCCGCCATAAGTATATCACCAAGTTGAAACTTCTTATCTTTTTCACTAGCAACTATGAATCCCCACACAGATTCTTGTGAACCTTGTTCTCTAAGTATTTTTATGTATTTTGAACCTTTTTTAACTTTAAATCCAAGACCCTTTTCAACTTCTTTTTTACAATAGTCACTTAATTCTTTTGCACCATTATTTGTTGACCATCTTATATAATCTTGAATACAATATGTCGTCAAATTTGTTATTGCTACATCTAATTTTTTATCATTGTTTATCATATTTTTTCCTTTTGTTATCATTTCGAATCAGTATACTATTATAATAGCATAACTGGCGTAAATGTCAAGTAAAATATGGGTCTACAGTCGAATTAGGGTCTTCTATTTTTTGTATGTTTTTGATTTCAGGTATATAATGTTGTAATAACTGTAAAATACCTTGTTGGAGAGTATAATCAGATGATGCACAACCACTACAAGCACCACTCATAAACATAGTTGCTACACCATCTTCATATTTCTCTAAAGTTACGACACCACCATGCAGTTCTACAGATGGTTGTATCTGTCTTTTAATGATATCATTGATATCTCTTATTATATCTTCATCTGGTCGCATCAATCCATCCATTTACCGTCTTTTATCAAATGTGTAAATCTATGCTTTAATATTGTAAAAATTAGCAGTGTTAAATTACTGTGTTCATATGAACCACCAGGAACTTCTAGTTTATAACGTGTTAATTTAGACATCTTCTTTTCTCATAAATTCATCATTCCATCCAAATGCTTCTTTTACTAAATTAGCAGTTAGACCTTTGTATGCTTTGTTTAATTTATTATCTTTAATATTAATTAATAATGTTGCTTCTTCTTTAGACAAATTTTCTAAAACTTGAATAAACATTGTTTCTTTTCTGGTTTTTGATAAACCAGGATTACCACCCACTAAAAAGTGCCATAATTTCCTTGATTCATCTGCTAACCAAGTATGTTGTGTACCAACAGGCGCCTCATTTGCTTTATATGGAGGTGTTCCTGGTGGTAAATCCCATTGTATATTAGGATCAAATGCACCCTTCATCAACATTCTCAATGGTTCACTATCATAATCTCTTAATATCTGCAACTTTTTTGGTTTATCTTTTGCATTGTTAATTCTTTTTAATATCTCGTGATATGTTGCTTTACTGCTTTTACCAGATGTTCTAGCAAATGCTTCCATACTTTTTCTGGATATTAAGTTTGGATTATCTTTACCCTTTGGTTGTCCAGGTGGGTTGTTTAAATTTTCTACTCTAAATCTATTATCTACCATAATTTCTCCTTCAATTCATATGGGTATTTATACATCAAAATCTGGGTCAAATCCTACACCATCATTATCATCAATCTCTTGTAAATCTTTTTTTAATGTTTTGCTAAATGCTTCTTTCTTTTGGTCTTTCACGTTTTTTAAAATTCTTTTGTAATCTATTTTTGCACTAGGTCCTCTGGTCTTACTTGAAAAAAGTGATACTATTTCATCTACTAACTTTTGAGATGGATGTTTTGTACCAAAATCTCTGTAAACTAAACCTCTAATTGTATCAATTACCATAGCAAAATCTCTTGTAAATTGTGGTGAGTTCACTTGTATTTTTAAATCATAGAAAAATCTAATTAAATGTAATGCAACATCATCAACACATGCTTCCACAAACTCTCTTGTTTGTTGTTCTTCTATTTCTTTTGATATCTTTAATACTTCTTTTTTGTCTGTAATTATTTTTTTCTTATCAAAAGGTTTACCGGGAAATTGTATTATATTATCTTTTGTCATTCAAAATACTTTCTATGATATATTTTTTTTGTTCGTCTATTAATTCTCTTTGTTCTTTTATTTGTGTCATTTGATTTGCAATATCTTTTGCGATATCTC